TGCAACTTCAATGCCCAAGTTCATGGCCATCTTTAGCAAATTTCTCCGCCAGCTGTTCCTTGCGCACCAGTTCGAGTGACAGGCGCTCCACGTCTTTGCTTAATTCGTCCACATAGTCCCGGCTTGACAGCATGCTCGGTTTCAGCATTGTGAGCCAAGACCCTGACATATCTGGCACCTGCTCCTGGAGCTTCCAAACACACCCGTCCCAATCCGGGACACCCAATCCACCGTCTTCTTCCCGGCCGTGGATTATCACTCGTGGCATACTGACCCAGCTGTCTTCCTTGCGCAGCTTGCACCAATGTGTCAGTGCGCATATTGCTAGTCCGTTTGCGAATTCGTGTTCGATACCCCGTCTGGCCATCTTCGATGCCTGATCCAGAATATTCACCACCCTTTCTCTCATCGTGACCTTGCCACTGCCTTCCCAATCGCCGGCTATGAAACTAGCCAATGCCCTAGTTGGGCTGGCGTAAGCCCTGCTTGACGTCACGGTATTACGGAAAAATTCGCTCCTTGTACTGAAGAGTTGCTTCCATGCATTAGCATTAAACATCATGTCATCCATGATGGCCATGAACTTGGGCATTGAAGTTGCTGAGTCCACTGCTGCATCCACATCATCGCCGCCATGATCTATATATACCACCGGGTCGTAACCGTATATACGCTCAAAGCTTGTTAAGGCCACGTCAATGTAACAGAAGTTTAGGACTGAATTGATCCATGTCGTTCCCCTCCATCCGGAATATAGACCACGCCATATTTTGTGCCGGTTGCCATCCCTATCATGCAAACTCATGTTATACATAGACTCACTTATGGCATGTATAAATATGTGGTAGTCCTCCGGCGCCTGCACCGCCAGGTCTAACTCCTTGATGACTGCACTCATCTCAGACGCCGTGTGCTGTTCATTGAAATCGGCCCAATCGTAAAGTACATGGAATAGCCCCGTAGTTATCTTCCTATCATACCATAAGAACTCTTCATCTGCCATAGCATTCAACCGAACGCTGCCCACCTGGCTCAGTCTTTCAGCCAACTCCAACACGTAGGTTAGTACTATAAAATGTATAAGTGTGCCGGGTAGTAATGTCCTGTCCTTACGCCCTGTCTCAAACTTAATCATCGTTTTAGTTGTATTAAAATCTGATGCATCGCCAACATGCCTCAGTAACTCCGCTAGGTCCATCTCCTCAAATAAAGATTGCTTATTATGCCTAGCCTCCAGGTCAATTATCGATTGGTTAACAGAATCCAGAGCTTGCACAACAGTCTTTCTCGATTCCGGAGGAAGGTGGTTATAGACTAATGATCCCTTAGTAAGCCACTCCTTCCTACGCCGGTAGAACTGCCTAAAGCTATTGACATTGAGCTTCGGCTGCTTGGTATAACGCATACGGGCGTAAGCCTTCCTCACGGCACGTGGGAAATCTTTCTTGTACTGCTCGCGCGTGAATAACTGGAGGTTCGGATCGTACGACAGGTGCTCGGACTCATACGTGTCCCCTCCGCGCTTGTCAACCTCATTCATCTCGTTTATTACATACGAGGTACGCCCCACCAGCAGGTCCATATACATCAGAGCCTGCCTCTCTTTCTCTGTTATCTCAGTATTCATCAGGAACCTGCTAGTCCGCACGAGCGTGTGGAGCTCTTTTAGGATATTGGGCCACTTATCGTATGATACACAAAACCAACGTGCTACGAGCCTAGCGCACGGTAACCTGACCATCAGGCCTTTCCATTCGGCGATCAAGCTGCAGACGAAAACATGTGGCTCGCCAACATGGTAAGTGCAGAGAGAATAGACATCATCGTGCTCAAATATAGCAAACGTCTCATCCAACCGCCTAAGCGTGACGTTCGACCTCGTCACTTCTTTAGTCTCCCGCGGCGGAAAAACTTCCATGAGATCACCGTCCGGATCGAAATCCTGTGGCTCGCCGATGGCCGAAGCCACCTTGGCAAGCGTCGGTGCCCAATCGCCATGACCTAAACCGAAGTCCAGGCTTGTTTTAGTGTACCCTTGTTTAACGTAATAATCGACCGCCTCTCGCGGTATGATACCACCTTCGAAAAGGCTAACTAATTCAGAGATATCAACGTCACGGTCGGGGGGCGACTCACCTCGCAGCACCCATGGTGGACAAGACTGAGCGTAGTACGGTGAGCGGTTAACTTCGTACATATGTGGTGCTGCAACAGGAAGGTTATTCACGCAGAGGATCTTAATAATCAGTCGCTCCACTTCTCTGTTTGTAAGGCCGTCCTTCATGTTAGGTGTAAAACGCATCTTGCCCCAGCTGTCATAGCTTGCATGCGAGAACAGCTTGTCATCAGAGGCACGTGTACGTATGTTCATCTCGAAAGCAGTTTTAGTCAGCCGGAGGCCCGCCAGCACTACTGCACCTATTTCCAAAGCAGCTTCTTCATGATGGACAAAGATTATGTTCGGCTTCGAGTAATCGAATAGGTCTAGAGTTTTATTTAATATACCTACCCACGCCATGTTGTGTGCTGACCACGTAGTGATACCAGATACAGCGGCCTGTCTCATACTCACTAACTCATTGTGCTGGGCTGGTGTCGCTAGCTCATCAACATCTATGAAACCAAACTTCTTTGCGTAGTGGGTCTTCCCGTGACCAGCAGGCATGACTATTGCAAACAGATTGCTCCGTCTACGAGAATCGTATCTCGACATTGATGCGCTTATCCTTGCCTCGTACTCTGCCCCATTTTTGCTGGACCCAAAGGCATTAGATGCTTCTCGTATTAATGGCACCAGCTGGGCCCTGTCATGTCTAACAGCTGATCTGGCTGCTGCGCGAGGCCCGAAACCTTGAGCCAATTGAGACTTAATTTGTCTTTCTTTTAACCCCACCATCTTGATCAATTGTTTATCAAATACAGAGATGAGGTTTTTGTTTTTTTATCATCGTTCCTCGGAGTCCCGCCCCCAGTCCAGA